AACAATACTTGTGCTTTACTTGCTGATAGTTCGGCAAATACAAGACTTTATGTAAAAGACACAAGATATACGGATGGGGCATTATTAAAAGCGGCTTTAGTTGGTGTTAAGTTCGCATATGAAAAGGCATCTCCTACCGAAATCCAACTCACACCCCATGAAATCGCACTTTCACAGGACTACGCTTATCTGTCTACCAACGGAACATTAATTGCCCTTGATTACCACAACGGTGAGATGGCAAGTTTGGCAGATGTGGAACAGTTAAGTGAAACTATAGAGGAAACCAATAGACCACCCGTTAGAAACGTACAAGCTGATATAACTAATTGTACCACGGCGAGCACACAATATACTACTCCGCATGATGGATTTGTAACAATATACGGTGGCACAAGCACTTCGGGTACGGTAAGAGTTATAATTTATGATTCATTAAGTCAGACTATGGGTACATTGACTTTATCTGTAACAGAAGCTAATCAACAGCAAACTACATTCGTCAAAAAAGGAATGAATTTGCGTGTTACTTCTAATTCAATAACGGGTAGTAATGTTACATTTAGGGGCATGGCATAACCCCATAAAATAACCATTTTAGGAGGAAAGATGTTTCTTAAAAAGATATTAGAAGTATTCACAAAAGAATACAGAGAAGAAACTAAATATCAAATTTTTATGGAAAAGCATAAAGATATGTTCAGATTAAATGATAACGCAGAACCCGTAGAGGCTAAAATTGAAAGATTAAAACAACGTGAAGTAACACCATAAAACAGAAATTTGATTGAAACCCTTATGGGTTTATACCGAGGGTAGGTGAAAACCTCCCTCGGAAATTTTAGGAGGGTGTATGAGTAACGAAGAAGCAATAAATCTTATAAATATGCTTGATATAAAAGAATCAGGCGAAATAGAAGTTCATAGCTGGTGGGGAAGTTTTAAGAAAGATATGGAAGAAGCTATAAGTTTAGCAAGCAAAGCCTTGAAAAACGAGCAAAAGCTAACTCACCACACCAAAACTAATTTATGATTGTACTGATGTGAGGAAAAACTATGTTGTTAATCATGTGTATTGTTGCTATTTTAGCGTTCTCGCTTGGGTTCGCTATTGGAATCTATGTCGGGGATATGAAAGATAGATAAAAAATTATTTACATTTTAAAATAAATGTGATATAATATAAAAAAATAAAAAAAGGGGGGGGCTCTGATCTATGAACTGGGAATTAATTTTAGCTATAATAGCTTCAGTGTTTAGTTCTACAGGATTTTGGGCTCTTATAACAACTCTTATAAATAATCGTCATAAAAGAGTTAGTGTTGAAGGTAAAATGTTACGAGGCTTAGCTCATGATAGAATTTGTGAGTTAGGCAGCAAATATTTAAGACAAGGTGATATTACCAAAGATGAGTTTGAAAATTTACATGATTATCTTTTTATCCCTTATCAAGATCTAAAAGGAAACGGAACAGCGGAGAAGATAATGAATGATGTAAAAAGATTACCAATGAGAGAGGTGAGAAGAGATGAAAAACCTTAAATCAATTACATGGTGGAAAGCAGCAGGAGTAAGAGCTATTAAAACATTATCTCAGACTGCTATAGCTACAATTGGTACAGCAGCTGTTATGTCAGAGGTCAACTGGATAGCTGTTATCTCAGCTTCAGCATTATCCGGTATTTTATCACTTCTGACTAGTCTTGCAGGACTTCCGGAGGTAAATGAATAGATATGATCTATTATATTGGTAATGCAGTACATGATGAGAATGGTAGATCAAGAGGCGGTAAGCCAGGAGATCAGTTACAAACTGATATTCCGGATTATAACGGAGAAGTCAGGATTCAGAAATTTTATAAAAGCTCTAAAGGATGGAACATTCTTCGTTATAAAAAAGATCAATATGCTATAGCTTCTAAAAACTTGATGATATTAGCCTGTAGTAATGAAAATATAGGTTATAGCCAGAGCGATAGAGATAGTATTAGAAAGTATGGTGTAGACAGCCAATTCCCTTGTAATTGTGATTGTTCATCATTGGTAAGGCAGATAGTCGGAGAAGCTACCGGAAAAAACATACCTAATTTTAATACTGAAAACGAGGTAGAAGTACTACAGAAAACAGGTTTATTTCAGCCCACTATCACTTACACTTCTAAAACTACTCTTTATGATGGTGATATTATAGTTACAAAAACCAAAGGGCATACAGCTATAATCACTGAGGGAATGCCGAAAACAAATCCATTCACTGAACCTCTTACCAATGTTACATCTGAAGCTATAGCTAAAAAAGAAAATTTAAAGAAATATATTTCTAGCGGAGAAGGAGTTCAATGGGTACAATATGAACTTTGTAGAGTAGGTTACCAGGAACAAATTGATCATTGTGGTGGATTGGATGGATCTTGTGGTAAAGGCACAGTAGAATGTATTAAAGATTTTCAAAATAAGAAAGGATTGGAGGTAGATGGTATATGCGGGAAGAAGACAAGGAAAGCTCTAAAGGAAACTTAACTTATTTACTTTATGAAAGTGCATTAGCTAAAAGCGAAAGAGCTAACAAGAGAATGTTCATCTTGGTTATCATATTAACCGCTATGCTTTTCATAAGTAACTTTGCTTGGATAATATATGAGAGTCAATTTGAAGATTATTATCTTGAACAAGAAGTTGATACCGGAGAAGGTGATGCTTATGTAGCAGGAGGTGACATCTATGGCACAAGTAAAACAGAGGATTAGAATACGTAAAAAGAAAGGTTCTTCCGGTAAAGGTTATCGTCAATGTAATATGTGTCATGGTACAGGCAAGGTAAAGGTTAAAAATGATTGAATATACAAATAGCCAAGTAGAAAACATCATAAATGAATATATTCATTCAGAAAGAAACAGAAAAATACTAAAGAGAAGATATATAGATGGTATTTGTTATGAACCGTTAGCCGAAGAATTTGATCTATCAGTAAAACAGATTAAGAACATTATTTATAAAAACGAACAGATTTTATTCAAATATTTAAAATAACTTCTTGGTCATTATGGACCCTTCCTAAAAATTACCCCTATTATGTATTTTATAGGGGTAATTTTTATTGTAATATATAAGTAAGGAGGTATCTAGGCATGGCTTTTATAATGGATAACCCTAACCCAATAGGATCTTATGTTGGAGATTGTGTAGTAAGAGCTTTATCTATAGCCTTAAATGATTCTTGGAGTAACACATACCTGAATTTATGTTTAGAAGGACTTAGGTTATGCGATATGCCATCATCCAACCGAGTTTGGGGAGAATATCTAAAAAATAAAGGTTATCATAGATTCATTATACCAGATACTTGTCCTAATTGCTATACAGTGAGAGATTTCACGGAAGATCATAAAAAAGGAACATATATTCTTGGTACTGGTACTCATGTTGTAGCAGTTATAGATGGAAATTATTTAGACACCTGGGACTCGGGAGACGAGGTTCCGGTGATGTACTGGAGGGAGTATGCTTTACAATAACCAATATTATCCGAATTATACGTATCCGCAGCAGAGTTATAATTATCCGCAGAACGGGCAGCAGACGATCCAGAATGGAGGACTTGTTACGGTACCGAATGAGGGCGTGGCGAGGACGTATCCTGTCGCGCATGGCACATCGGTCACGTTCCGCGATGAGAATCTTCCTTATATATACAATAAAACATTGGGGTTCTCACAGATGGATACTCCGATATTTGAAAAGTATAGGCTTGTAAAGGAAGAGGAAGTCGAGAACCGAATGCCAAAGGCAGAGGATAATGATCCTGCGTATGTTACAAAGCGGGAATTTGATTCGGTATGTGCAAAACTGGAAGAACTGACAAGAAAATTTGAAGAATTACGGAGGGAGTTAGGCGATGAGTATACAGCAGATGTTATCTCAAATTAAACAGAATCCGGGAGCGATTTTAGGGAAGCGCTTCAGACAGCTACCACAAAACATGAGCAGTTCGGAAGATCTCATTCAGTACTTTTTGGACACAGGTCAGTTGTCGCAGGATCAGTTGAACAGGGCTGTAATGCAGGCGCAAAATAATCCCATGCTCCAACAGATGAATCATATGATGAACCAATCGAGAAGATAACTCAAAATCGAATTAAAATGAATTAGAAACAAGTTAGGATCGAATTAAATTGAAGTAAAGTGGCGCGCACTTTATATACCGGTCACCAATAGTGGTGACCGCTAACCTAAAAAAGTTTATAGGAGGAAACTATTATGGCACTTTCAGATGAAGGTAGCAACATGGTAATGCCCGTATCACCCATGGGTGGAAACGGTGGATTTGGCGGCTTCGGTGGAGACTGGGGCTGGATTATTCTACTCCTGCTTTGCGGCTGGGGTAATGGTGGATTTGGCGGCTTCGGCGGTGGCTATGGCAATATGATGCTTGGCTACGATTTCCCTTGGCTCCTCAACGGACAGAACAACATCAACGCCAATACCAATGCTGGTTTTAGAGATCAAATGATCAATGACGGAGTTAATAGAATTAGTGATGGTATCTCAGGACTTTCTACTCAGCTTTGCAACTGTTGTTCAGATATGCAGCAGACAGTAAACAGTGGTTTTGCTAATGCTGAAACATCGGCTAATGCAAGACAGATAGCTAATATGCAGACTGCATTTGCAGGTCAGACTGCTATGAACCAGGGATTTAATTCCCTCCAGTCTCAGCTAGCTCAGTGCTGCTATGATAACAGATTAGGTACTGCAGATCTTAAGTACACTATTGCTAGTGAAGCTTGTGCTGATAGAGCAGCAGCTACTGCTAATACTCAGGCAATTCTTGATAAGCTTTGCCAGCTTGAACTTGACAATTACAAGACCCAGGTAGAAGCTAAAAATGATACTATAGCACAGCTCCGTGCTGATCTTTCTTACGCTAGAGGTCAAGCTTCTCAGGATGTACAGACTGCACGTATTCTTGCAGGTCAGACGGCTGAAGTAGACGCTCTTTATAACAGACTTAACAATTGTCCGGTTCCCACTACTCCGGTATACGGAAGACAGCCGATCTTCACATGTAACAATGGGGGATGCGGATGTGGATGTAGTGCTTAAGGAGGTAGAATATGGCTTGTGAATTTTTATATAATGATGTACAGGATGTATCTTTAAACAGTCCTGTTTTATTCAGAGCTTCTATTCCCTGCACTAAAGGATACGTTTACCATGAAGATGAAACTGGTAATTTTATCCTGAGAGGAATTGTTAATAATTCTTGCAACTGTTATGCCCATTATCAGGTTACATTTAATGGTAACATAGCTATACCTGAAGGAGGTACAGTTACTCCGATAGCTCTAGCTCTTACTATTAATGGAGAACCCAGGCTTACTAGCAGAGCTATATTCACTCCTGCTGCAGCTGAAGATTTCGGTAATGTTACTAGCACAGCTATAATAAAAGTTCCAAAAGGATGTTGTTTTAACCTTGGAGTAGAGGCAATAGCTGCTAGTACAGATCCCGCTGTAACTCCAGCACCAGTGATAGAAGTACAGAATGCTAATTTGACTATTGCAAGAATAGCATAGGAAGGAGGAACATCATGGATAAATTAATGGACTACGTTTGTGATCAGCTCGAAGAACTTGAACGCAAGGCTGATAAAGAAGGAAAACTTTCTATGCCTGAGATAGAGTATCTTGATAAGCTCACTCACATTAAGAAAAATATCTTAAAGATAGAAGATATGGATGGCTATAGTAATGATAACTATTCATATGCTAGGGGCAGAAAGAGAGATTCTCGTGGCAGATATTCTTCACGTGATGGCTCCTACAATCGCCGTGGAGGTGTTTATATGGGTTCGTATGATGGATATAGCAGAGAAGATGCCAAAGCGGATCTTATGGACGGCTTACGTGATTTAGAACAGGATGCTAGAGATGAAGAAACAAAACATATGGTCAAGAAGTGGATTAAGCAAGTAGAACAGGGATGACGCTATGTTTACACAGGCAGAGCTTATGGATGCAATCAATGATCTTGAAAAAGGAAGGCATAGTATTCAGAACTGTGAAAGATTAGCGGCTATATATACTGTTTTAGATCATCTCTATGGTCAACCTATAGACCGGGGATACTCTGAAGATAATAAAGTTGAAGCTGAAATAGGACTTTATGGTAAATCAGATTTTTTGAAAACTATAGCAGGAAAACCTTCTAAAGAAACTTGGTTGTTAATAGATGAGTTGATAGAAGCCTTAAGTGTATTAAACCCACGTTTAAAATCTACATTTCTTGATAAATTAAGAGCACTCTAATTATAGAGTGCTCTTTTAAAGCCGTATTTTGACGTTTAAGGGCTGTTTCTATATTAACTTGATAATTTATACCACTGAGCTTGTAAACCGCTCTTAACGGAGCCATATGTGATTACTTTATCTATATTACAATTTTTGATCATCCGTTCACATAAAGGACAGGGCTTAACCTCATCTGATAAATCCGGAACCCACTCTCCGTCTATAAGGTTTTCACAGCTAAGGTAAAGTGTAGCACCGATCATATCCTTTCTTGCTGCTGATAACATAGCATTCTGTTCAGCATGTACTGACAGACACTCTTCATACGAAGAGTATCTCTTAGCATCTTGCCTTTTACATATACCAACATCACAACAATTGGTTTCACCTCTTGGTGACCCATTATATCCGGTAGCTATAATCTCATCATTATTGACTATGATAGCTCCATAATGTCTTCTTAAGCAATTACTACGTTTGGACACCGCCAAAGCGATGTCCAAGTAGTATCTGTCTTTAGTTATTCTTTCCATTGAATATCTCCTCCGGGGTCTTGCCTTTTCTAAGTGCTAATCTGATCTTCTTAGGATCCATATTAAACTGTGCTGCCCATTCATTTGGAGTTTTGCTTTCTCCATTGTAGGTGATAGTGATGCGTGGCTTTTTGCCAGGTTCCTTAGAATATTCTTCCTTAAGTTCTACCAGCTTTTCTATACCAGGCATGGGAACCAAGTTAGAATCTTCTTCTGTGATTTCAGGTTCAGGTTCAGGAATAGGTTCAGAATCAAGAGTGATGTAATTCCTTTTGTCCTTAAGAGTAGCCATTGAGTAAGGTCTTGTCTCTCCGGTAGATTTTTTTACTATAACGGTTTTAGCCCTATCATCTATTTTGATGATCTCTACCTGTTCACCTGTCTTGATGTTCTTTAAAATTGTTCCTATTTCCATATTTAGTACCTCCTTAGTGGTTTTTTTATTTTATGTCTTTATTATATCAGAGTATTTGGGATTTGTAAAGGATTTTTTATAAAAAACTTTTTAACTTTATCTCAATCATCCTTTTAACTTTATCCCACTCATCTTCAGAAATACCATAGCAGTCATATTTTTCTTGTAGATTAAAATAGCATTGAGCTAAGTATCGGTTATTATGCCAACCAGAAAATAACATTTCAAAATCAGTAACCTCATACCCAGCGGGAAGATATTTTTTAAGGCTTAAAAAATCACACCTATACCCTCTGCCTTCCATTTCTATACAAACAAGATTACAATATGTACAGAAATGGTCTATCGGATAATTCATGATCCTATTAACTAAGATATGATTTGGAGTACCTTTTTCATTAATGCTTTTAGCTATTAAGCAGCATTCTCGCCATTGACCAAGTAATTGTTGTCTTGGTAATGCTGGAATTAAATCCTTATGCCATAACCTCATATCCGGTACCTCCTTATTCTATAATAATGAAACATCCATAACCAGTTGTAAGATCTGTAGCTTTAATATAAACCATTTTATTGATTAATTCTATATTTGAGAAATCTGCCTCGATGTTATCGAAGATAACCTTTGTTTCTGTTTCCTGAGCCATTAACTTGTTATAATTGTTATCGTGTTTTTTGAATTTTAATGCCTTAGCCTGTGATAATGTGATATTCATATTTAGTACCTCCTTTTTATTTTGTAATTATATTATAGGAGATATCCTAGAATTTGTAAAGGAATTTTTATAAATTTTCTTTTATAATCCGAAATCTTTTAATCTTTCTCTTGCAAGATCGAGGTACCAGGAGTAATTTAATTTATCCGGAACTGTGACATCTTTTACATCTTCATTATATATAAAGCAATGCTCAGGACTATTAGCGAATTTTTCACCTACATAGCTATATTCTCCTGTTTTCTTATTCTGCTTATTCTTCACTTTCAATATTTTTCCATCTTTGGGGTCTTTACTAGCAAAAACTCTATAACACTTATAATCATATCTTTTTCCGTTATATTCTACATACTCATAAGCATCAGATAATTTCACCAGTTTCTGGAACTTTATTAGCTCTTTACAACCGTAAATAGTATCATATAAAGGAGTTTTATTAACCATATACTCTACTAAAGCTTCATTGACTATCGGTAGATCATAATCCAAACTATTAAGCTCCTTAAGATATGCTCCTCTTCTTTCTACTTCTCCATCTATATCTATCCAAAGATAATTGTTAACATCTTTCTGGTAAATTTCTCTTATTTGATCTGTAGCCAATGTGATAGAACAAAGATCAGTACTACACCTAGTCTCCCAATCATAACATATATCATCCAGCATATTGAATGCTTCTTCTGTATCCGGTATCTGTACTATAAGACCATCGGTATTAGATTGGATAAGTACGAATCCCGGGATAACTTCTAAATGTTCTATCAGATCCAATAACATAAGCTGACCGTTCATACACATCAAATTATTGTTTCTCGGATCATAAGCTTTATTATTTCTATCTTTCATGGCTCCAGATAAGGCATTTAAGAGCTGTTTATAGGGAGACTGTTGTTTCTTATACATCTTAGCTTCTTCTTTGGTTTTTGCAGCTAATTGTTTCATTTTAAGCTGTTTTCTAGTCTCATATACTTCAGCGTATTTATTATTTGTAGCAGATCTTGTTACTAATCCATGAGCAATAAGAATTGATGGATAGTAATTATTAACATCTACATGAAATAAAGCTCCTTTGTAATATCTTGGAGTTGATTCTATGCTTTTATCACCCTTTTTATTTACTTTTATTATTCCGGGAGCTCCATGTAATCCTCCAAAACCAAAGGTATGGGGTATTCCCGCTATAGTAGTAATGAAATTTCTTGTATAATAATCCTTGTGAGATAAGTTCTCAGGATTACCTTTTATAGAGTTAAACCAATCTACTACTTCTTTATATTTTTTTATCTGTATATGAGGAAGTACAAAGAAATCATATTCATCATGATAAGTATGACGTTCACATTCTAGAACCTTAGATACCAGATGTGCTCCGCTATCACCAAGACAGGTAAGGGGAAGATTGAAAGTTTTAACCAGGTCATATTGTGAATAGAAATCATTGATCCTATCCATGAACACTTTTATAGTCTCTTCTACATCATGAGTGCAGTATTGTATAGACATCTCAATCTCTTCTTTAGTCAGTTTCCGATCAATATTAAATGGAACATCAGTTTCTTTTATATTAGAGCCCATAAAGCCTTCTAATGTTTTTAGGCCAAAGCCTCTACCTTGAAATACATCATACATTATCATTGGTATCTTAGAAAACTCTTTGCTTAAACTCCATCCTTCTTTTTCAAGGATGATAATATCATCATTTATTTTTTTCGGATCCATTCCGAGCATGATTCCTTTAAATATATACTGGTCATAATGCTTTATGTTGAATCCGGACCATATATTCTTAACGTTATCATTATAAAGATCGGTTAAACTCTTTCTATCATTAACTATTACATGTTTTTCTTGAGTAGCCATATCAATGAATACTGCTAACCAGTCATATTTGAAAACTTCAAAATCATAGAATATCATATAATTCTCCTAAAATAAGCGGGTAAAGCTTTAACTCTACCCGCTTTGGTTAAATGAAATTATTTATCATATACATCCTTGATCTTTATAGGATTGAATGCTTCAGGATCATAAATAACTTCTACTTCTACGTTAGATTCAAGATCTTGGAAGATATCTAATATATCTTCAGCAAACTGGGTATAGTTTTTAAACTCCAGATCTTCATCACCGGTAAGTTCATTTACCCAACTTATGATTCCTTTGATAGCTACACCATCATTCCATTTCTCTGTACTCTTATTGCCGCTAATGATGCGGTTAAAGAAGATGTATCTTTTATCCTGTTTCTTAGGAGCATCAATTGTATTGATGATCTGCATCTGTACTGAGAATAAGACCTTATCTCCTGCCTTGGTGAGCTTTACTTCCATGTTTTTAATTTCACATAAGTAGGTGCCTGCCGGAACATCATCAAAATCCTGTGCTGTATCCATCTGCTTCTGGATTTCATCCTGGTTTACCATTTTGTCGAATTTACTAAAATCAACTGCCATCTTTTTATCCTCCTTTTTTATTCTCCGGTACTTCCGAAGCCGTTATTTCCTCTTTCTTCTTCATCAAATTTAGTTACAAAATCAGCATACACTACAGGTCTTACCACTAATTGGCCTATTTTTTGGCCTTTATAAAAGGTGTAATCTTCATTTGTAGTATTGAATATAATAGCATGTATCTCTCCTCTATAACCGGCATCAACAGGAGCATTTGCTATCCATAATCCCTTTGAGCTTAATCCGGATTTATCATGAACTACTATATCGTAACCATCCGGAAGTTCTACACCTATACCTGTGGGAACTTTTACTACTTTACCAGCAGGAATTACTATATCTTCCTTACAAAAGCAATCTGCTCCAGAATCATTATAATGAGCTCTTTTGGGTGTAAAGAAAGTTCCAAAGTTAATGATCTTTAATTTCATTTTTTAAAATACCTCCTTTAAATCTTTTCTATAGACGTGTAATGAGAAAATAGTATGAGTAAAGCTTCCCACCTGGTATCCGGTAAGACTAGAGATATATTCTAACATCTTTATTGCCAGGTATACATCATTAGCGAAGTGGGTAGAAAAATCACAACTTCTCATCACATAATGAAGATTGAGTTTTCCTTCTCTCACCTGTAACCCATAACCAAGTGAACAAGGAACTCTTGATACTCCACCTAGTAAATCAGGATCTCTTGTGGGATCCCAAAGGCTAATCCATAACTGTCTTGAGTCCGGATCTTCTTTAATCCTATTAACTATCTTGTTGAACTGGTCATTGTTCCAGATAAGTTCATTATAAGAATAACCGAATCTTCCGTTGTGATAAAACTCACCCCAGATGTTATCTCTTAACTTCCAAGCTTCACCAGGATTAATAAATCCTCCTACTGTTCTAGGATCAGTAATCCTTTCTATAAATTCAGCATCTGCCCAAGGCTGAGTGACATTTGGAATATCACTAGACTTAGCATCTAAAATGGTGTAGCAGTAATTCTGGAGCTCTGTAGTCTCATAATCAGGATTACCTTCTACGTTCTTATCCTGCATGGTCTTGGGATGTACCCAAATACCCATTTCAGCAAGATCTCGTTTGATTTCTTCAAAAGCTTCATTGGCTTCTGTGTAGATTCTCATATCATACCTCCGTGACATATAATCCTTTGATAACAGAATGATAAGTTCCATCCTGTACCTCTCCGGTCTCTTTATTAATTCGATATCTCATATGATTATCATCACATCTAACGGTAAAATATTTCTTGGTCTCCTTTAATATTGATAACATACCAGTTTTTCCACCTATAAAATGTAATATCATAATTGACACCTCCTTTTTATTAGTACAATACTATAATACCACATATCCTATAAATTGTAAAGGAATTTTTATAAAAAAGTCAAATTATTTATAGGAAGAGGATCCAATTGTACATTTCTTTGTTTCATTTTTTGCTTCCTAGCTATAGAATGGTACTTCACAATCTCTGCATCGGGTCCATAATACCGGTTCCAAGAGTAACGTATCCCGTCGCTGGGAGGATTATCTTTGTTGAACTCTTCTATGGTGTAATATCCACTTCCTATAAGCTCAGCTAAAAACTCTATTCTGAAAAATAATATAGGTATATGAAGCTCAAAACTGCTTATATTACAATTACATTCATTTAAAGTATTCCATATTTTGTTAAATAATATAAGATCTATGGCAAATTTCTTGAATATCTCTGTAACTCTGTAATATACCTTTAGATCAGTCCAGGGCTTATTAGGATTCAATCTAGTAAGTACCATAGCTACTAAACATCCATCCTTTTCTCCGGTATGAACTTTAAAGTTGAATGTGATTGACTTTGATTTAGATTTTATAAGCCTAGATTTAAAATAATCCCAAACCTCAGGATCAATGTACTTATTCTTAAGTATCTCCCATTTATTGATGGTGTAATTAAGCTTAGACATGTCTATAGTGCACTCCGGAGAATGTATGTTAATACATACATCCCTCATATACCATGTAGAACCGGATAAAGTAAAATGATTTTTAAACTCATCATACCTGTTGAATAATATCCTAGAAAAATCACGATGAACATCATCTAAGCTTTGATAATCTAGATATACCATCAGTAATTACTCCTTTGTCTGAATTTGTTGACTTGTGATTTCCTGAAATAAATATCACAAATATCATCCTTGGTAAGTCCCTGAGAGGTAAGTATAGAGATATATACTTTCCATACTCCATTAAGATGGAGATTGAAGTTCTCTCTATTGGTCTTCATCATGCTCTGTTTCCATGGTTTATTCTTTAAGCAGTTACACATCATTCCCAGCGTCTGCACAAAGGCTGCTATTAAGTCATTTAAGGGCTGTTTCTGTGATTGGCTGATAAAATTATCAAGCGTCCAATTAGAAGTATCTATACCGCTTAAAATGGTCATTTCTGTAAGGAAGTGAAGACCATCTATAAGTTCTTCATGAAAGTGAAGTAAACCGGATTCTCCTCCTTCATTGTTGAGAGCATCTAAGGCTTCTCCGATTTCTTCTGTTATCCTCCAGCTGAAATCTTTGATTCTAGCTTGTCCTCTCTTATCATCCAAGTTAACCGGACAAGCTTCAGTTTGTAATAAACCGGATCTGAGCTCTATATCATGATATTTATCCATAAGCTCCTTTTGTCTAGAGAATATAGCAGCTAATGCTTCACCTTCATAAGACTCAGTCTTCGCATGTGTAATATTCATTATTTATTCCTCCCGGTAATAGATTTCCTAACTTATCTTTAGTCCAATCATATTTAATGATCTTGAATCCTGAAAGTACTTGATATATAAGAGCGTCCCAAGCTTTTAAAAGTTTTTCCTTTTGTTCTATGACACCATTCATCTGTTCTCTTTTACCAAAGTTAAATATAACTTCATCAGATGGCCTACAATATATGATTATAGGCTTATACTTCTTTATGAGGTTTATATCTTCAGCTGTAAACTTAGATTTACCTCTTAAAGTTTTACCATACACTAACTCTTCGAAAATAGAGAATCTCTCAAATACAGTATTCTCATTCCTTTTCATGTGAAGAAGTATGTTATCTAACATAGCTTCTCTAGTAAAGCCAGGACCCATGGGTTCAACATGGGTCGCGCTTAATTTATGAGCTAATTCGTTACAAAGAGTAGTTTTACCAGCATTATCCATACCAACTACTATTATCTTCATAAACGTTTCCTCCTGCTTCTTCTTGTAGGTGTGGCTTCTTCATCACCAGTAGTAGGCTCTGGGGGGTCTATAAAAGATCCGGGTAATTCCGTTTCTTCTTTGGTTTCTTCTTCAGATTCATAATATTCATTAAATGGTATATCTTCTCTAGGATCTTTAGCCTGTTCTTTTAAAAGTTCTTCCAAAGCTTTCTGCTTAGACTCATTAGACTTTTCTCTTCTAGATTTTCTTTCAGGTTTATCTACTTCTCCGGCTTTCTCCTGATCCATCATAGCCATCTGGCTATCACTTATGGCACCATCTAATTCATAATAATTACGTATCTTAGCATCTACATAAGCCAGATCATTGTCTACACTGAATGAATCAAACATGCCCATCGGTGATTTTACAGTATCTTTACCGGAGTTTTGAGTAAAGAAATAATATTTTCCTTCAGATACTCCAGTTTTAAGAACTATAGTGAAGAGACCCTCTACAGTAATCTTCTCTCTTAACATTTTACCGATAAGTTTAACAGTAGTGATGCCGTTCTCAAGTGTCTCACAATGGCTAAGATAGTAAACTATCACATCATCCGGAAGTTCTTTACATATATCTATGATATCGTAATAATTGGATCCGAAATCATTCCACTTATCCCACCCATTCTCTTTTATACGGTTCATATAAGGAACAGAAAGTATATACTGGAAGTCATCTACTACTATGATCTTCTTACCCAATTTAACCTGTTCCTTCATGAAATTACAGATCTTAATGGAGCTTGTCTCACCGTTAAGAGATGTGAATTTTTTTGAGCCTTTAAAGGGTAAAGGCTTACCAACCGGATTAACTATAGCTGTAATATCCGGATTACAATTTCTGAGAGATGTAGATTTACCGGTTCCACTCTCACCCATGATCAGAATTTTCTCTGCCATAAAATATATCCTCCTTAGAATTTTATATCAAAAGATGCAGGAACATCTTCAGTTTCAATATTAACTAATATCTCACCATTCTCATCTACTACCTGGTTTCCATTGATAGCAAGTGTCTTTTTAAACTCTGCCCACTTAGGCTTCTTTACTAATTCAATATATTTTCCTTCATGATCTACCAAAGATAAAATATCAAGAAGTAAGTTATCATCCGGTTTTTTAATCTTAATAGTAGGTTTCTTCATCACTAAAGAACCAGATAACAGTTTATATGACTCCTGAGTCTTTGTAGACTTATGGGGTACAGTGTTGAAATAATTAAGCAGGTGATATTTTAAGAACTCATTTTTATTATCATACTGAGTATTGAGTTCTTCTATTTTAGCCTGTAATTCTTCAATTTCTGCTTTAGCTATAGATATTAACCTCTCCTTTTCCTGGTTATTTTCAGCTATTTTCTTGAGTGCCCATTCAGCCAGCTTATCATCTTTGATGCTAAAGCCTTCATCTAATTCATAATCTATCATTTTTATACCTCCTTTGTTTATACTGTTATAATATCAGATTTTGATATATTTGTAAAGGAGTTTTTATAAAAAAATCAAAAAAAATTTAGGTCATCAGTTTATTGAACCAAATTCCCTGCTTATCTATGTTAGATATATACCAAGTATCTTCTTTACAACCCATATCAACCCAAGCTTTAAAATTATAAAAATCATCAGGGTAAAGAAGAAGCCCTATTCCTCCGGCTTCTCTAATTCTTTTTAACATCACTAATTGTAATAATTTAGGTTTACCGGATTCAGCCTTCAATTCAATACCAAGGAATTTACCTTTATAACAAGCTATTATATCTGGTACTCCATCTTTGGTGAACTTAGCTCCTGCCCAATATTTTATAAACCAAAAGCCTTTGTTTTTCATGTATATTTTTAATCGGTTTTCAAAGTTCTTCTCTGCTGCCATATTAATTTATCTCCTTTTTAAAATCTTCAATATCCATATCTAAAGCCTCTGCAAATCTATTCATGTTCCATATATAAAGTTTTCTTCTACCATGTATGATGTGATTTACCATGCTTTCTGTAAAACCTATCTTATCAGCAAAGGCTCTTACTGTCTTATATTTACTTTTTATTAATACCTCTAAACGGTTATCACATATTTGAGACTGTTCACTCTTATCCACTCTCATATCAACTCCTTTAAGTGCTTATTAAATATCCTATCACATTCATTTGCGCTTTTAAAACCATGATTGTATTGAATATAATCATATATATCTTCTTTAACCTTATCTATAGCTTCTTTTAAATCTTGCTCTTTTTTAAGGCTTTGGATTGCTTTATCAATCACTTCCGGTTTACTCAAGCTTTCTAAAATTTCTTTATCGGTCATGTTTATGTTCGCCTCCGGATCTAAAAAATATTAAATTATTCAAGATATATTTTTCATAATCTGTTGCACTAAAGCATCCATTCTTTTCCATTACCTCTGTATAGATGGTGTCCTTATCAACGCCATACCAAATATCACCATTCATGAGCGAACAAGCTATTTGGAATGCCTTTTTATATTCTCTTCTGTTAAAATTTCTTTTCTTTTTCATACTCAGCCTCCTTATCCTGACTTTACTGCTACTTCCATCTGTATCACCTACCTTATAAGGAGCATTCCATACTTTATTCCATACTTTCTTATCAACGGTTACTTCTACATCAGTATCGTGATATTCTATCCACATTGAACAAATATTCTGTATTATGTCCCCATTTGTAGCGTCTGTAGGAAAAACCATACACTTCCCTTTTGCTATCAAGTCTATCCATTCTTTAAGGGTTCTGCCCTCATAGACAAATTCATTTATTACCTTGTTTCCTATCTTCTCTACCCATTCATCCGTTGTCGGCATCTTTGCCATCTGTATCACCGTCCTCAATAAATTTCAAAGTACCGTAATAATGCCTGTCTTTTCCCTTACATAAGAATACTGGTTCACCCATAAGGAATAACCCCATATCAGCACCACAAATAGGACATTTCTTCGGTACTGTCTTATTTTCATCTGTCAACCATGGTTTTCCATTTCCTTGTAATAATAATTCATTTTTCATCTGTATCACCTCTCACTTCTGATATGTATTTATCAATTATCAGTTTCATTCCTTATCCTTCACTTTCCTATGGCACAATATCTGTCTGTGTAACGGCTAATCTATAACGCTTACATTGATAATTAAACTCCACAGCCTCTTCATGTTCTAAAAGAAACTGAGCGACAGCATTTATTGCCTCATATGTAACATCTGATTTATTAGTCCACATATTATTCTTTTTATTAAGAGTGCCTGCATATATTCCTATAATTCCACAACCTACGTGATATTCAGCCATTCCTTATCCCTCACTTTCTGCTTTTATAACGTGTTCATTTTTAAATACTCTTATGCCGTCTGGTGTGCCACGCAAATACAATGTTACTGATTTATTATTTAAAAAACATTTAGGGCATAAGCATCCATGATACTTCATTGGGTTGTTATCAACGCCATACATCCTGTTTCCGCAACAACCTGTGTAAAAGAACATACCGTTTCCATGTGCTTCTTCAAGATACTGATAAGTTGCTTCTGCTTTTTCCATTATTCCTCACTTTCCTGTGGCTCAACCATCCTTGCTCCACAATAAAAACAATAGTGTAACTCGTCTATGTTATCATCACAAGTTGTCGCATGGTCGCAGAATGGACATTCAACATAACCCTCATCCGAGTGGTCTATCCAATACCCTGTCTTTTCCTTTGGTGTAACAGAAGGTTCGTTAACTACCATAGCAATGCAATTATTTATTTCATCAACCCTTGACTTATCATTTTGTGGCATATTACTAAAGCCACCATACGAATGAATAAAGAAGTCGTGATGTTCTTGCAATTTGCGTTTTATAGCCTGTCTGCTTATGTAATCCTCACAAGGCTCATAGTTCTTGCATTCACCAATCGAATAACCTATAGATGTTCCATTTTCGTGTCCTTCTTTTCCACAAGGGCATTCGTTCCATTTCTTGCAATTTCTACAATCCTCACAAGGCTCTTGCTCCATTATTTCGGATATTGCTTCAAGGTTCTCTATAATCTCTCCCATATTTCCAGCTTCATATTGAGTAGGACAATTTTCGTCACATACTTTGCCACTTACTTCACACTTCATACATGTGATTAAATGTTTTAGTTTTTTGTTTCTTTCTTCCCTTGTCATTCATTTACCTCCTTTAACATTTCATCTATCGTCCGCTTTTCGTAATTCATCTGGGTTACATTATTACCACCTAAAGCTAAGGTATAAAGCCTTTCCATATCAGCATTTCTAAATGTTGCAAGAACTATTCCTTGATTTCCTTGTTCAAGCATTAGACAAGGTTTTTTCCTGTCCGGAAAGTGCCTAATTACTATCTGCATTGTTATTCTCCTTGGTTTAATCTATCTCTGAGAGCTATAGCTTTTTCTTTATCTTTAATGTTATTAGCATCCGGAGCATATTCCATTATAGTCACACAACATCCATTCTCAAAATATTTCTCTTTCGGTCTTGCTACACTATAATAAGGAATGTCTCTTACATAAGTCATGTATACTCTCCACTTACCCATATCACGCTTCTCCATAACAAAAATGTTCTCCGTTTATAGGTTCGTCCCAATCACCATAACCTTGTTTGAATGTTGCCTGGTATACCACGTTGTACGGCACATCAGGTGTCCCGTTATAATAAATATCTCTTGCCATCTCATAGCATTCTTCAGGGATCTCCTTGGTGTAAAAATATTCCGTTGTACTATATTGATTTTTTTGATATGCAACATCATGAACTGTATTTGGCCATTTAGGAGATTTAACTCTATTCATGACTACAGCACCGGTACGATAAGCTGCTATCTTTTCCTTGTCGGTATACCAATTTTCCCAAAAGATTATTTCTGCCAACAGATTGATCTCTTTTTGTTCCTCTCGTCTACGCTTGGATTCTGCCATCATGTATTTCCGTACTTCTTTCATGTTGCTTGCAAAATCCTTTACGCATTGTTTGAAACTCTGCTCTTCCTCTGATTCAGATGCTTTAGTTAATGTATTAGCCCAAGCTATGATCAAAACTATAGTCAGTATGATTATTTTTTTCATTTAACCTCCCAGAAAACTTCTTCCTTATCTATAAGCCATAACCAGCCGACAGATAACAACACTAGTGCTATACCTCCAAATGTCAGCCACATCTGAGTAGATAAACCCTCTTCTATCGGAGATTCAGATATGGTTAAAATAATCCCACAGAATAAAACTAATATAGCCATCACTTTTTGTAAAGAAATCATTATTTTCATACATCTCTCTCCTGTTTAAATAAATCATCAGTTAACTCTTTACCTTTATATAATAAATCTAAGTTCCATGTTTCAATACTTCCGCTTACCAAAAGATAATAATAAAAGCAAGTTTTAGATTGACCTATTCTATGGATCCTTTTTTTAGATTGCTCCCATATATCACATGATCCAAGTCCTAAAGGTAAACTATAATATATTATCTTATTAGCTTTCTGTAGATTAAGACCATAAGCTCCAGCCTGGTATTGTATTAAAGTGACTGAGTTGTCTTTTTCTTCGTAAGCTTTTAGATCCTTGACCTTACCGTTTATATAACTTATAGGCTTACCTGCTACGGAGCATATATGAGCCATATTGAACATTTCATCATTAAAGTTATAAAATACTATTAACCGGTCTTCAGTAGACTCTAATAAGTCTTTAAATGCGTCCAGCTTATCGGTGCAATATTGTCCACATAATTCTCTTTCATATAATATTTTAGTGAGTGAGTTTTCGCCTATGAGTTCCTTTTCTCCGATCTTGATATATGAGTGTTTTACAAAAAACCTATAATCTTTGCTAGCCGGAACATATATTTTCTGTTCTATCTGTTCAGGTAAATCTATAACTTCATTAGTCTTTTTAAATATAGCTCCATACTTAGCTAACTTTTTTTTCATATGGTCTATATTTTTATAACCGATGATGTGTTTATCCCAATAACCATCTGCTGTTTCTAACCATTCATATTCTACGTATGATCTAAAAAAAGCATCTTCAGTTATATTCCACCCGAGAAGCTTTAATTGGCTCCAGAGATTCTCATATTTTCCAGCTGTTGGAGTACCGGATAGAAGTATCACATTATCAGGATTAAACTCAAGTGCAAATTTTGACCGTTTAGCAGTTCTATTACTTATAAGTGATGATTCATCCAGCATAAGGGTGAAATGAGCCAATTTGAGCAGCTCTGGCCTCCTCCAAACTAGATCATAATTGATAATAGCAACACAAATATACTTGGGCGGGTATACCTTTGTTTTCAATAATCCGGTAAAGAGTTCAAAAGCTTTCTTTTTAGTAATATCGAGTATATCATCAATCCACTCATAATTCTCTCTGAAGTGATTAACCCAATCCTGTATCTTTGACTTTTGACAAATAACCAAGTTTATGTTGGCATTCAATTCAACCATCTTCTCGGATCCTATATATGTCTTACCGAGACCCATATCATAATAATAAGCCACTCTGTTTTTTCCGTTTGTGAGTCTTAAAGCTTCTTCCTGGTGTGGATATAATCTCATTTACCCCTCCTCATTGAACACTGCATCCCACTCGCTCTGGGTAAGATCAAGAATCTTCTTGAGAGAAAGGGCTTCATCCAATGTAAAAGCGTATTTGCCTTTTAGCTTATTATTAAAAGCTACATAAGTAATACCAAGAGCCTTAGCTATATTGGTATATGATTTACCACTTCTCTCTATGAAGTTTCTTAATAACTGATTGTTAGCCATCATTGCTACCTCCTTTTATAATTATGTAAATATTATATTATAAAAAAGGTTTAATGTAAAGGAATTTTTATTCCTTTGTGATGATCCAAAGCTGAAATACCTCATGACCCTTATAATCAAATGACATTTTACCTTTATTATTATAATAATTAGGATCATATGTTATTGTTTTACCAAGTCTATGAGCTAATAACTCCAGACCTTTATGTAAATGAATACTTCCATCATATAAAAATACACTTTCTATATCCGGTAAGCAAGACGAGATATGAGCCATATATTCATATGAACTTATTATATCATCTAACCATTTCATCTCTTTAATCATAATATTCATCCTCCTCATCTTCTTCTATTTCTTCTATATCATCTATACCACACTTGGGGCAGACATAGAATGTTTCACTACATCTTACACCTCGGCATTCGCCTCTGTCTTCTTCTGCCGTTTCCGGTTCAGAGAACTTATGTTTACAATTCCAGCATTTCCACATTAATATTCCGGTGCCTCCTCAATTATTTAATTTACCATCGTAACCTCCGTGGCGGGCTAAATTCTGTTCAAGCTGAAACTCTGTGTCCATTCTCAAATATACTGCATACCCAGTATCCAAGTTCTTCCAGAACCTCTCTTCTGCCATAGAACCTTGTGTATTCAATTTCGTGTCCGTTACTCATTGCGTATATCGGAGTATCAATTTTTTCTGAATACTGTCTGGCATCTTCAAGTGCCATCATCATAGCCTGTTCTGTCATAATTTAAACCTCCTTTGTTTTATGTTAATATAATAATAACATATTAAAGGAGGTTTGTAAAGGAATTTTTATAAAAAATCTTTTATTCTACATAAACTCTTATAGTACGGCCGTTTATCTTAGAAGGTTCACTGAGTTTATAACCAAGCTCAGATTTAATCCTCTTATGCATCTCTGATTTCCTCACCGGTTTAGATCCCTCTTCACTACAGAATAGCTCATACCTGGTATAAACATCTTTGGAACTCTCATTCAGTATACCCTCATTACCCACCTCTTGTATAAAGCTAAGCACACTATCATTACTGATCTTATAATCTGCCATCTCCTTTGTAGCTTTCTTTGATGAACTAAATCCGTTTCTCTCTATCACTCCATGTAGAGCATTGATGCCTATGTTCACTAGATACTCCATGCATTCAGGCTTACACAGCTTCTCATTGATGAACGGATCAAAATCCGGATCACTTTTTGTGAACACCGCATTGAACGGTATAATGATCATTCTCTTAGTCACTGCTCCAGTGGGATCCTTTATTCTTGGTATGCTGTTAGCTGAGAATATAAGTGTTGCGTATGGATAAAAATCAAATGGGTCATTATATAAGAACTTACCTCTACATCTATTACCGGTGCATACCTGTTTAAATAATGAAACATTAAGTCCCTCCATATACCCATCGCTTATATCATCTTTTATATTAGCCAGCTTATTAGCCAAAGATGCTATATCTAACTCTCTAGCTAAGTTTGTCAGGTCTACTGAGCAGTAGTTGTCATCGCCAAGGAGATTATTGAGCATGAACAGAAACGTAGATTTACCGTTATTCTTCTCTCCTATGAACACGAAGCACTTACCAAGCTTACTATCTCTATAGAATGTATAGCCTATACACTCTTCTAAGAGTTTTCTTATCTCGGGGTCATAGCAAGATAACTTATCCAGTGTCTTATCAGCTAACTCAGAATAAGCATTAGGATTATAGTCCCACGGTATCTGGTTGCTTATCACGAATTCAGGTGAGTGCGGGAGGAGCTGCTGAGTAGCCAGATCGTATACTCCATTCTTAAACAGGATATACCTCCTGCCGGATTGCTCGGCATCTCTAGACATGATTTTAATGTAATCATAGACCTCATTTCTCCGGTTCATGGTGATGCTGTTCAGATTATCTATCATGAGACGCTTTATGATACGCAGATTGCTATCATAGAATCCTCTGGACTTATCATAGACACATAACTGACCATTGGTATATATAGCGTTGTATTTCTCCATTATATATTTGCCAAACTCATTTGGCAAGAATCTACCATTGTCATCATAGAAACCAGAAGTGTTGATCTTCTCGAATGTCTCAGGCCTGAGTATCACATCTATCTCAGCATCAGTCATAGGATCTGCTAAGATGTTGTCATTTATAATATGGAAGGACTGGTTGATCTCTTCTTCTGACAGATGTGCTTTGCCCAGAGCAAACACATGTTTGCTTAAAGCATCATTTCTTCCGTCACCATCAGCCATCTGCCATAGATCTTGTTTGCTGCCTGTGGGCCATAATATATAAGGAAGCTCCGGTATGAACTCAAAATCACTGTTGTCAAAGGTCTCTTCTCTGAGCTTACCATCACATTTCAGCGGGATATATGTGCCCCTGCTATGGATATCAGCTTTGATACCAAGTGCTAGTATCACATCTTTGCCATCTTTTACTTCCTTATTATAATGCCAGTAAGTATGCACACCATGAGGAGAGTTGATGCAGTAAGTGTAAATATCCATCTTACTCAGTATATCCAGCACTCTGTCTCCCATCTCTACATCATCAAAGCTTAGATCTATTATACCAGTATTGCAGTTTGCACCATAGTTATCAAGGTCTTTTACTTCTTCATATTTATATAATTTCTTATCTGCTGGCTTTTTAGCTTCTTTGCCTTTACGGTAGCCTTTAAACACTAAAGCTTGTGTCTTAAGATTGTGCATTAGCTAATTCCTCCTTGATAGCTGCTATCTGATCATCGCTTAGTGAGAGCAATCTCTGGATAGCTAACATCTCGGGTGCACTTATCTTGGCTTTACCAGTCATCTTTTTTCTGACTGACAGCTCACACAGATCGAGCTCATAAGCCATTCGAGTAATCCCATACTCCTTGATTAATTTTTCTAACACTTATATGTACCTCCTTTTTTCTTTAATTATATCACATTTTAAAATCATTGTAAATATTTTTTTTAATTATTTTTCATAGGTTACAAATTTAAAGAAGTTTGTAACTTTTGTAACGTTTTTGTAACGTTCTCTAACTCCTTGTATTTATTAGATATTTTTATATTTGGTTACAAAGTTACAAATATTTATAAAAAAATAAATTTTTTAATATATAATAGATAGAGAATAATATAGATAGATAAAAATAAAAAATTTAATTATAGCGGGAAAATTTGTAACTTTGTAGGAAACTTGCTCCAAAGCCAGTAGCCCGTAGGGTTACAAGCCGGTTACGAATTTTAAGAGATTGTAACCTTTTTGCCGATTTTGTAACCTTTTCGATAGTCTATTTACAAATCTTGAAAAATCTTTTATAATAAATTTAGGAGGTGATGACATGCCGAGAGATGGTACAAAAAATCTGATTCCGACAAATAGGAGAAGTAAAGAAGAAGTAAAGAAGAATGCTTCAAAGGGCGGAAAGATCTCAGGTGAGGTTCGTAGATCTCGTCGTACTCTCCGTGAAGAGCTGTTAGCCATCCTTTCATCTGGTGATGTTCAGAATCGTATGTCGCTGGCTTTAATACAGGAAGCTCTTGATGGTAATAAAGCAGGATCTGTTACGAAAGCTTACGAGGTTGTCAGAGATACTATCGGAGAGAAACCTGTAGAGAAAGTCTTAGTTGCAGAAGTTGATCAGTCTGTTATTGATGAAGTTGAGGCTATGATGAATGATGACTCGGATTGAAGCAGTCAATTTCTTAAAAACAAAACCGTATAAACTGGGACATCTTCTTGGATTTACTAAATTAACGCTGCTTCATAACAAGTGGATGATAGATATGCTTAAATCCAAGAATGATAAAACTCTCCAAGCACATCGTGGATCTTATAAAACTACATGTGTTTCTATAGTTTTGGCCCTTTTGATTGTGCTTTTGCCTAATAAGCGCATTCTTTTCATGAGAAAAACTGATACGGATGTCAAGGAAATCATCAAACAGGTGCAGAATATCCTCATGGATCCGCATTTCCAAGTGTTTGTGATGGCAATATACAGTGTTCAGCTGAAGTTAACAGTAGCTAGTGCTACAGAAGTAAGCACAAATCTGACTACGGATGTCAAGGGAACATCACAATTGGTCGGTATAGGAACCGGATCATCTATAACGGGTAAGCATTTCGACATAATATTCACTGATGATATCGTCAATGTTCAAGATCGTACATCTAAAGCAGAGAGAGATAGGACTAAGATGATCTACCAGGAACTACAGAATGTAAAGAATCGTGGAGGCAGGATCTTTAATACTGGTACTCCCTGGCATAAAGAAGATGCTTTCAGTCTGATGCCAGAGCCGGAGAAGTACGATTGTTATAGCACCGGTCTTATTAATAAGGAAGAATTAGCTGAGATTCGAAAAGGAATGACTAACTCTCTGTTTGCTGCTAACTATGAGCTGCGTCATATAGCTTCAGAAGATGTTATATTCTATGATCCCGCTATAGGTGCTGATCCATCAATGGTTGAACAGGGTGAGTGCCATGTAGATGCTGCTTATGGGGGTGAGGATTATACTGCATTCACATTATGCAGAAAATCCGGCGGCAAATATTATGTTCTTGGAAAGTGCTGGCATAAACACGTAGATTATTGTGAAGATGATATTATTAATATAAGGAAACAATTTAATGCTGGCAGAATATACTTAGAGAACAACGGAGATAAGGGATATCTGGCTAAAGAACTGCGTAATAAGGGAGAAAGAGTAGTATCTTATCATGAGAACATGAATAAGTTCCTCAAGATAACATCATATCTCAAAGGTGTCTGGGATGATGTTGTGTTTGTTGAGGGTACAGATGCTGATTATATTAATCAGATATGTGATTATAATGAGGATGCAGAACATGATGACTGCCCTGATAGTTTATCATCTATCATACGTAAGATGTGGTCTAGAAAAGAGCGGGATGAGAGTGATCTTGCTAACATATTTTTATTATAAAGGAGGTACAACGTGAAAACCTATCAAGATTTATTGGAAGTAGTTGGAGATGAGTCTAAGCTCAAGGAATTTCTTATTGCTGCTATCAATGATCATAAGTCTAGCGAGTCTTATCGCTTAGCTAAAGAAGGCAAAGCTTATGATCAGCAGAAGAATACTACTATCGAGCAGTACAGGAAGCTTCTGTATACGGTGACTGGACAGGCTATACCGGATAATTACTCTGCTAATCATAAGCTGGCAAGTAATTATTATCATCGCTTTAATGTGCAGGAGAATCAATACTTGCTCGGTAATGGAGCTAATTTTAATAAGGGAGAAACTAAAGCAAAGCTGGGTACTAAGAAGAAAGCTTTTGACACTCAGCTCCAGAAACTTGGTAAATTGGCTCTTACTGAGGGATCATCTTTTGGGTTCTGGAACTTAGATCACATAGACGTCTTCAGTATTCTGGAAATTGTTCCATTATGTGACGAAGAAGACGGATATCTCAAAGCTGCTATACGTTACTGGCAGATAGATGACAGAAAGCCGTTAAGGATAACTCTTTATGAGATGGATGGATATACTGAGTATATCAAGCGGGCTAGTGATAAGGATGTAGAAGTATATAAGCCTAAGCGTGCTTATGTCCTCCACGTTAAATCTAGCGAGTCTGATGGAGATGAAGTAGTAAGGGGTGAGAACTATCCGGGATTTCCTATAGTTCCGTTATGGGGCAATCAAGATCATACAGTTCTTATAAGCGGATTAAAGAAGAGCATTGACTGCTACGATCTCATCAAATCTGGTTTTGCTAATGATATTGATGATGCTTCATTGATCTATTGGACAATCGAGAATGCTGGAGGCATGGGAGATATAGACTTAGCTGAGTTTGTACAGCATATGAAGACTGTTAAGGCTGCTGTAGTCAGAGATGATGGTGCTAAGATTGAATCTCATACACAAGATGTTCCGGTTGCAGCTAGAGAGACATACCTCACAAGACTGGAGAAAGACCTGTATAAAGATGCTATGGCATTAGATACCGAAGCTATTGCTAATGGTAATACAGTAGCTACTGCAATACGTGCTGCTTATGAGCCTCTTAATAACAAGACAGATGACTTTGAGTATTGTGTCATAGAGTTCACCCAGAACATACTTGAGCTTGCTGGAATTGATGATGAAGTTAGTTTCAAGAGATCAACTATCATAAACCAGACTGAGGAGACTACTATGGTTCTGGCTGCTGCACAGTACTTGGATATTGAGACTATCCTTAAGCATCTGCCTTTTATCAATGTAGATGAGATTGATGATATCTTGGATAATGTGACCAGAGAAGAAGCTAACCGCTTTACTCAGGAGGATAATGTAAATGGCGGATCAGGCGAGGAAACAAACGGACAGAATACTAGCGGATCTGGAGAAGGAAATAAAGAAGATCTACAATAGAGCTTCTAAGGAGCTTACTAAAAAGTGGCAGGATTACATGAAATCCATTGAGCCTAAGCTAAATAAGCTAAAGGCAGCCCTAGATGAAGCTAAAAGATCCGGTGATAGTAAACTCATAGCTAAGGCCAAAGAAGAATATGAGAGAGCTGTGAGAAACATGACTCTTAACAATGAGAGGTATAAGGCTTTAGTAAATGAGACTACAGCTAAGCTTACAAATGCTAATGAGGTAGCTACAGACTATGTTAACGATAGGATGGCTAAAGTGTACAGCATCAATTATAACCAGTTTGCAGAGAACAGTATATCCGGATATTCTTTTACTCTGGTAAATGAGCAAGCAGTGAAGAATCTGGCTACTAAGGATAAGCTTTTATTACCGAAGAGGAAGATAGACATACCAAAGGATAAGCAGTGGAACGTTAAGAACATCAATAGTGAGCTTTTGCAGGGCATACTTCAGGGCGAGAGCGTCACTAAGATAGCAGACAGGATAGCACATGTGACTGATATGAATGAGAAAAGTGCTATCAAAATTGCTAGAACTATGACTACTTCAGCAGAGAACAAGGGTAGACAGGATAGTTTCAAGGAAGCAGTACGAGATGGAGTAATCTTAGTCAGAGAGTGGGTTGCTACTCAAGATGATAGAACCAGAGCTTGGCATATGGATCTAAATGGTGTACAGGTGGGACTAGATGAGCCTTGGGAGAATGACTATGGTGAGATCATGTATCCCGGAGACCCTGATGCGGATCCGGCCAATGTGTATAACTGCAGATGCAGTATGCGAAGCATAGTCAAGGGATTTAAGTGGAATGATAAGAGGTGATGATCAATGAGCATGTATGAAGTAAATATCACTAGCCATGTAGATGAAGTTAAAGCAGAGTTAGCCAGCCGTATCCCTGTTATATTAGAAGCACTGGGTATACAGGCTGAGGGTAATGCTGTAAAAGAGATAACTAAGCTAGGTGCCGTAGATACCGGTAGACTAAGAGGATCTATAACTCATACCACTGATGGCAAAGAGAAAGCCTATATTGGTACTAACGTAGAGTATGCTAAGTATGTAGAACTCGGTACTGGTATCTACGCTTCTAATGGCCAGGGAAGAAAAACTCCCTGGTTTTACGTAGATGATAAGGGGCAAGGACATTGGACACATGGTATGAAGCCTAGACCGTTTTTAAGCAATGCTGTTCAGAACTACAAGGATGATTATCAACGTATTGTAGAAGACGGCCTAAAATGACAAAATACGGCTTTATACCGGTATCCAGTAAGTACCGATAGTACCATTTGTGCTGTCCCAGATATCCCACACCTGGCCATCCTTGATGCAAACCATGTGATGGCCTCCTATGTGGGCTACGCATGTTCCTTTGAATATCTTGCAGAACTCTTTGCCCGTGTACTTGGTGTTGTCGCTTTTTCTTGGCTGCTTCTGCTTGATCCATCCTATGGACTTGAGATATGCATCCTCGCCTTTTTTATCATTTAAAGCATATCCGGTTTCGCACATCTTCTTGGCCATTTCCATGACACATTCATTATAAGGTTTTCCGGTAGCTAGGCTGATCGCTCTAAAGACACAATCTCCGGTTATCCGGTTCTTAGGGTTCTGGTTATGGAAGTGGAATGTTTCTGTGTCAACGTATTTTTGTGATCTTTTCATATTTACCATCCTTTCTGGTGTTTTAGGTGTTATCGCCTCACCTTTGGTTTAGTTTTCCATGTTATCGATTTCTTGTTTAGCTTCTTCGATTGTATCGGTTCTAGCTATTTCTTTGTTTTCCTGATCAGTGATAAGATAATGATCAAATTCCTTTTTAATAATATAACCTTTGTATTCCATTTGTTTTACCTCCTTTCCTTTGTTTTATTATGCTTATATTATATCAGATAAATCCTAGTTTGTAAAGGATTTTTGATAAAAAAAGTTTTATATTACAAATCCTTTTATAAAATCCTGATGTTATGATATAATATATATGAAATCAAAGTACGAAGTAATGTACCCGAAGAAAAGGAGATTACAACATGCCATTTACAAGAAAGTTTTTATCAGCTCTAGGTATTGAGCAGGATAAGGTTGACGAGATCATGTCAGCCCATGTAGAAGTCACTAATGGTCTTATGACTGAAAAAGACTCCTATAAAGAGAAAGCAGAGAAATACGACAAGGTGCAGAAAGAGTTGGATGAAGCCAATAAGAAGATCGCTGACTTCGGAAAAGAGGATTCATATAAGGTAAAATATGAAGGTCTCAAGGAAGAGTTCAGTAAATTCAAAGGCGATGTAGAAGCTGAGAAGAGTAAATCAGCTAAGACTGAGGCTCTCAGATCACTTCTCAAAGAGATCAATGTTTCTGATAAGCGTATTGATAGCGTTCTCAAGGTAACTAAGTTGGATGACATTATTCTTGGTGAGGACGGAAAGATCAAGGATGCTGCTGATCTTAAGAAGAATCTGGCCAAAGAGTGGGAAGATTTTATCGTTAAGGATAACAAGCAGGGTGCTGATGTATCTAATCCTCCCGGACAGGGCGGATCCGGTGTTAAGACCCGCGAAGAGATCATGAAAATCAAAGATACCCAGGAAAGACAGGCAGCCTGGGCAGAATTTATCAGACAAGGAGGAAACTGATCATGCCAGCAACAAACGTTGAAACTTTGACAAATCCCCGTGATAGTTTACCTAATGTGTATACTAACATCACGGCAAGAGAACTTGATTTTGTAACCAGGTTCGGCAAGAATTGGGAAGCCCTTCGTGAAGTACTCGGTATTATGAGACCTATCAAGAAGCAGGCAGGAACCCAGCTTAAATCTTATACAGCATCCATTGCTTTAGAGAGTGGTGATGTTGATCCCGGATGCGTTATTCCTTATTCTAAGGCTACAGTAGCTCAGGTTGGCTATGCAGATCTTACTCTTAAGAAATACGCTAAGGCAGTTCCGGTTGAAGATGTTGATAAGTATGGTGTACAGGTAGCAGTAGAGAAAACAGATGATGCTTTCTTAAATGAGCTGCAGACAGTAGTTATGGATAACTTCTATAACAACCTTACAGGTAATACTTACGCTATGACCGGTGCTTATTCTTCATTCCAGATGGCTGTTTCGATGGCAATCGGAAAGGTAAGAGATAAGTTCAAGAAGATGCACAGAGATGTATCTAGCGTAGTAACATTCGTTAACACACTTGATGTTTATGAATATCTTGGAGGCGCTAGCGTAACAATCCAGAACCTCTTCGGTATTGAATACATCAAGAATTTCATTGGTGCAGAAACCATGATCATCACATCCGAGATTGAAAGAGGAAAGGTTATTGCTATTCCGGCCGATAACCTGGTTCTCTACTATGTAGATCCTTCTACAGAGTTTGCAAAGCTCGGTCTTGTATATACTACAGATGGTGTAACAAACCTCATCGGATTCCATGCTCAGGGTAATTACGGCACAGCAGTTGGCGAGTCATTCGCACTGATGGGCATGAATCTCTGGTATGAATATGCAGATGGCGTTGCTATCGTAGATATCGATGATTCTTTTCTGACTGATCTTACCGTAGCTCCCGATGACCCTACTGCAACTTATCCTTGGACTGATAAGAAGCCTTCTGATTTCCAGAGTAATGTAGCTGTAAGCGGTGGTAAGATCACAGGTGAGCTTAAGTTCATGGAAGGTGGCCTCTCACCCAGTGGTCCTCTTTCAGGTGATGGCTACTTCTTAGCTTTGAAGTTTGATAACTTCTCAAGCGGTCTTACATATGCAAATGTTAAGGTTGGTCTTCAGCCTTCAGCTGGCACTGGTCTTGTTACTCTTGATTCCGATAAGAATGCAGTATTCAAGATCAGTGATAAGAATACCCAGAAACTTAAGACTGTTCAGGAAGATGCTAACGGTCATAAGAACATCCAGTACTTTGATCTTAGCAATCTTGAACTTGAAGATCCTGAGGGAGTATAAAAGATGTATAAAGCTATTGAGACTTTTACAGACTTACAGGATAACAACCATAGGTACCAGGCGGGGGATGTATTCCCCCGTGAGGGCCTTAAGGTTACTAAGAAGAGATTAGAAGATCTCCTTACCGGTAACAATAAGAGACATAAGCCTATGATTGAAGAGATACCTGAAGAAACTAAGAAACCTGTACCAAAGAAAGGCAAGAAAAATGCTAAGTGAGTTATGTCAGGAGATCAGGAACTGGTTTGATAGGAACCAGCCCAAGTTACATGGTGCATTTGAGATATCTGGAGGTACTATAACTGATGTAGATTTCTTGGATGTGATACAGCCAAATCAATATTTCAGAATAATAGGCTCTGTTTTTAATGATGGAGTTTATCAGTTTAATGATAAATTATCTCTTACTGATGAAGTATTTGTTGGTACTGTATGGCTTATGGCTGTTCCTAAAGAAGTACTTGATCTTAGTAAAGAGATTGATACTTGGGTTACTACATATGAGGATAAGGTAAACAGCCCTTATTCCAGTGAATCTTTTGGAGGATATTCTTATACTAAAGCTTCAGGAAATTCATCTAGTGGATCCGGAAATCCCACTTGGCAGAGTACATTTGCAAGTCGACTTAATAAATGGAGGAAGATTCTATGAGTTTACTAGATGAATACATGGAAGATTGTGTCATGGTAGATCGGAGAACTTCATCTGATGGTATCGGAGGCTATAATACATCTTGGGTCGATGGTGCAGATTTCAAAGCTGCAATAGTTCTAAATAATTCATTAGAAGCTAAAGTAGCTGAAAAGCAAGGAGTAACAGGTTTATATACCATCACAACTGAGAAGATCATGAATCTTCAGTATCATGATGTTTTCAGAAGACTCAAGGATGGTAAAATATTCAGAGTTACTTCTAAGGGGGATGATGATAAGACCCCTGAAAGTGCAACTATCAATATGCGTCAGGTTAGTGCTGAAGAATGGGAGATACCTAGTAATGGATAAAAATCACGCATTGAATAATTTCTGGAACAGTTTCGGGATACCTGCTTATGATTCTATGGCGGTTCCGGATGATGCTAAATATCCATACATCACTTTTACTGTAGCGGATGGAGAGTTCGGTGATAGTGTAGCACTAAGTAGTTCAGTGTGGTATAGATCTACTAACTGGACCGGTGTTACAGATAAGACTGAACAGATATCTAGAGCTATAGGCAGAGGCGGGAAGATGATATCCTATGACGGAGGATCAATCTGGATCAGAAAAGAAACTCCATTTTCTCAGAGAATGGATGATCCTAACGATGATATGATCAGGCGCATGTATTTACAGTATAGTTTAGATTTTTTTGATTAACAGGAGGCAGGTATGAAATTTACAAAAATTCCGGCTGATACATTTAAGGAAATACAGCTTAATGCTGGTGTTTTCTTACGTGATTTTAATCCGGTTACCGGAGCTATAAACGTATCTGACATCATTGGAGCTACATCGGGTGGTTCTGATTTTAAGGCCACTCCCAGTTATGAAGATCTTGGCTCCGATGTTGACAATTGTCCTCATGACACTATGGAACTCAAGCAGCAGACTGGTGTAGAAGTTACAATGGCAGGTACTATGGTAACAGTTACTGCTATGTCTGCTAAGGATTTGATCGGTGCTGCTGATATAGATAGTCAGGATAGCACTCATATTATCCCCCGTAGAGACTTAAAACTCACAGACTACAAGACTGTTTGGTGGGTCGGTGATTATTCAGACAAGAATGGTAATAATAACGGCGGTTATGTTGCTATCAAGATGTCTAATACTCTTTCTACAGGTGGATTCCAGATCAAGTCGAATGACAAGGGCAAAGGCCAGATGGCATTTACTTATAAAGCTCATTATAGCCTTAATAATCCGGATAAGGTTCCTTATGATCTATATATCAAACAGGGAGAATCTGAATCTGGTGATTATGAGATGAACATCAGTTCTTCGGCAGGAAGCACTGTTGGTTATACAGCTGTTACAGCCAGTGAAACTCCTGCTGCCGGTGAGAGTTATGTATATCAGACCGGTGCTGATCTCTATATTCCTTCAGAAGGTTCTACCCTTGTTGGTAGTGCTTGGACTCCTTGGGATGGCGAAGATGAGATTGAAGCCGATACAGGCCTTAATTTGATAATAGCTATCATTGATAGTGAAAACAAATCAGTACATGCAGGTATCACAAATGTAATAGCAAAGGAGAGCTAATATGAGAAAGATATCCGAGATCAAAAATGAAGATGCTCTGGATGTGATTGCAGACATAATAGATCCGGTGATAGAGATATGTGCGGATCAGAAGTTCAAAAAAGAGTTTGAAAGTGGTAATAGAGGAGAAGCTATAAGACTTTTAATAAAGGCTCATAAAAAGGCCGTATTAGCCATTTTAGCTGCTCTTGACGGTGAGTCTATAGAAACATATCAGGTTAATATAGTACAGATACCTACGAAGCTATTTGAGCTCTTTAATGATAAAGATATGATTGCTTTTTTTCAATCGCAGGGCTTAAAGATCTCAGGGATATCTTTTGGCTCTGCTACGGAGAATACCGAGGAAACCGAAACAAAATAACAAACTTTGTGAACTATTTCATGAACCGGTATAAGCAGTACCAGGAAGAAATGATTTATAAGATATATATAACTGATAGGTTATATAAAGATAAAGATAATTTTATTATTCCAAGTACGGATAGGTTCTATGATCTTATTTATAAAGATAACAAGAATCCTATATCCGGAGATGAAATAGTCAAGGAAGTAATTAAAAACGCAGGTTTGGTGGTGATAAAATGAATTTATTTGATTTAGTAGCGGTATTAACTCTAAACAAAAAGGATTATGAAGAGGGCTTAGATGAGGCCCAGGGAGAAGCCACCAGTTTTGGAGATAAACTTAAAAGTGGATTAGGTACTGCTGCAAAAGTAGCCGGAGCTGTTACTGGAGCAGCAGTTGCTGCAGGAGCTGGCATAGTTAAGTTAGCCAGCTCTTCTGCTACAGCTATGGATGAGATTGATAAATCATCTCAGAAAATGGGTATATCTATAGAAGCTTATCAGGAATGGGCTCATGCTATGGATCTATCTGGTATGTCTATAGACACCATGAAAAATGGAATGAAATCTCTTCAGAAAGCAATGACCGGAGTTGATGAAGATGGTAATGCTACAAGTGAAGAGTTTCAGAAACTGGGAATATCTTTAGTAGATGCAAGTGGTAATATGAGGTCTGCTGAAGATGTCATGAATGATGCTATTCTTGCTTTATCTAATATGGATGAAAGCGCAGAGCGTACGGCTATAGCTACTAAGTTATTCGGAAGAGCGGGTATGGAATTAGGTCCATTGCTCAATTCCGGTGCAGATGCTATAGCAGCTATGAAACAAGAAGCACATGATCTTGGTTTGGTGATGAGTGAAGATGATGTAAAAGCTGGAGCTCAATTAAATGATACACTATCTAACTTGAAACAGTCATTTTCAGCTATCATCACTAGACTTGGTAATGCTCTTATGCCCATAGTTCAGAAAATAGGGGATTTCCTTATTAAAAACATGCCAAAAATACAGGATATGTTTGATAAGATAGCTCCCTTGTTATTAGATTTAGCAGAACAGTTATTACCAATACTCATTGAGGTAGCTGAGGCTATCTTGCCTACTCTGTTCACTTTGATAGAGACTCTTATGCCAACATTTAATCAGATAGTTCAATCTATCTTGCCTATAATAGTGACGGCATTACAGGCTATAAATCCTCTTTTACAGATACTTACTGCTATATTAAAACCTATATTAGATCTGATAAACCTAATAGTTAAACCTTTATTAGATCTTGTTAACTTTATATTTAAAGGACTTACGGACGGAATATCCGGTATAGCAGATGGTCTTGGAGAGAATGGTCTATTCGGAGTACTTAGCAAAGTGGGAGAAGCTTTCGCTACAATATTTGGCGGGATAGGTGAACTTTTATCTGAACCTCTTGAAGCAATAAAAGATTTCTTTGGTGGTATCTGGGATACTTGCTCAAAGATCATGGGATGGGTATGGGATAAAGTGACTGGTGTATTCCAAGGCATTTATGAGTTTCTTGATTGGATCAATCCTTTTAGTGATAGTGAAGAAGAAAGAGCTGCTCATGCAAGCACAGCAAACTTCTTAAAAGGTAAAGCATCATCTCTACAGGCTACAGCAGAGCAATATGCTAAAGACCAAGCATTTGTTCAGCAATATGGTACATGGGGTTCAAATAATACTACTGAGATTAAAGGTGAGCTTACAGTCAAAGGTGTTAGTAACGAGGGAGAATTCTTAGCTGCAGCAGACTATACTATGGATCAGATAACTAAGCAAATGCAAAGAGATTCTCGGTTATACACGTATGGAGGATGATAGATGGCTCTTATAAGTAAAGGTACAACTATCATAGGAACGGTTATAGGCTGTAAAAGAAACTATGATAGTCGAAAAGTAAATAATATATCACTTACCGGAACTCCATTCGTTCAAACTCCCAGTAGACCGGTCCACAGAAGAGAGGTATCAGTATATTGTGATACCTTAGAAACTAGAGAAGCTTTAGATAATGCTTCTAATGACGGATCCTTATTAACCATAGATTCTTGGTTGGGACAGGAGTTAAAAGGGTATATAGAAAAAGATATCCGGTGGAGAGAAAAAAAAGATGGTTCTGGAGTTGGCAGATTTAATATGTTAGTAAAGGAGGAGACAGATCTATGAGAAATATTGATCCCACTATCTCTGATAGACTTAATTCTCAATTACAGACATATGATAATAATGCTAACCCAGAGCTTCATTTAAGAATCCAAAGGAATAAGATTCCTCTTTTGGATAAAGATTTTATTGAAAGATCTAGAATAACCAAGGCCTCAGGAATAACAGACTCAGATATAGCAGTTTGTCATCCATATTTTGGTAAGGATGATGAAGATATCTGGGTTTCTTATATAAGAAACGGACATCTTCATGTAAAACAAGCCCATAATATGGAAATATTAGGTAAAACTGAATGGCATGATTATTCTATTGATGTGTCGGCTGAAGCTTGTGCTATAGCGTTCAATTCTACTATTAAAAGAAATGCTCGTGGTATTACTGAGTTTATCACTGAGAGAGTTCCGTGGGTATTCTGGGTAGATGACGGAGCGCTCAAGGCAAAGATGTGTACTCCGCTCGGCGGCATGGTGCATGAACTGGCATTGGAAAATGTCACCGATGTATCTGCCGTGAGAGGACCGTCCGGAGAGCATGGAGTATGGGATTTCGGTCTTACGGTATTCTTCTTGATGAACGGATACCTCTACTACCGACAGTTGATTGACGGAGTATGGTACGATGCGGAGCTGATACAGTTCTCTGGCTTGAGCGGGCTTAATATCGTTAAGATAAAAGCATTTAATACCTGGGACTACCGCGTAGGATTACAGCTCTTGACGGATGACGGTGACTTATATGAATTCATGTCATTTACAGAAGGACTTGGTACGAGGTTCACGGAGCATACCGGATTTGGATTTGTGGAAAATTCCATGTCGGTAAGTCTTTTACGTGTGGGAGACAGTTACTTTAAGAACCATGACGAACATACCAGGTTCGGGCTGGATGATTCGGAGTTCTATAATTACTCCATAGATACAGAGATTCCGAAGGAAGCGCACAACATCGCTGATCCTAATGGAAACTGGGGCACAACTATTGAAGTCCGCATGAGTGAGAAGTCTACCGGTGCATTGAATACTGCATTCACGATGACAGACGGAGGCGGGCATACATATAACTGCACGAGCGTTGTATATCATAAGAGGTTTATAAGGCTGACATTCCCTGACTTCAATACCGCAACAGGCGATCTGACAGTTACTTACACTCCTGGTACGCTTGCGACACCGGTAGCCGATGTAGACGGATTTACGATCACATTCTCACCCGAGAATCTTGGTACCTATGTACCACCGGTAGCAGAGGTTGACAGTATTGCCAATAACGATGAAGAAAAGAGTATCATTGTTACCTTTGACAGAGAACTGTATAACGCTACAGATGATATCTCCGCTCATCTCACAGTATATGCTAATACATATGATTTCTATCCGGATTACCCGTCAGCATCACAGAAGAGAGTGGAGCTGGCTATATCATCTACAAGGGCGGTATCCGGAGATGATTATTCCATAGAGATAGTGCTTACTGATTCCATGAAGGGCACAGTGGGAGACATCGGTATCATATACGATGGCCTTGGCGGACTTGAGGGCGAGAACGGTTATGTAGATGCCTTTGATGAGACATTTACACCTACTGGATTACCTTGGTTTATAAGTCCGAATGACATAGAACATACCGAGTTCGGCTTTGTAGAGAACTCCATGTCGGTAACGCTGACAAGGATATATTATTCAGATTACCAGGCTCCAAGCGAGCATACAGAATTTGGTTTTGTATCCATGACACCGGTAACACTGACACATGTAGGAGAAATATAAGGAGGATGTATGAAAGATATAGGTTTTAAACTGCATAACAGGTTTGATATAGAAGTGATTGATTCACGGACTGGCAAGGTTAAGCAGAAAGCACAGGCCGAGAATGTTATCCTTAATCAGTGGTGGAGCCAGCTTGAGGCTGGTCATGCACCTAATTACGCTTTAGCATTTGGTTCCGGTTCCGGCACTCCTGCAGTGACTGATACAGCGTTATTCCATTATGAGGGGACTCTAAATACAATATATGATAATAGTTTTATTGATTCTTGGAATGGAATAGCATGGTATCGTAAAAAGGTTACTCTTAATGAACAGCAGCAGGTTGGAAAGACATTCTCAGAAATAGGCATAATAACATCGGGTAATGTTTTAACTACCCATGCTATGCTTGAAGATATGAACGGAAATCCGGTTACTATCACTAAGACTGATGTAGATATAATGCATATATATTCCACGGTATATACTCATTGGACATCAGTTAACAGGTTTTTCCATAGGAGTAGTTCTTTAGGAGAATATGTACAATGGGGATTAGGACTTAACTGGGGTCCCTTAGGAATGACATTATGTTATAATAAATCCGCTCATTATCAAATGCTTAGATATTCATCACCTACATGGGGGTATGTCTTTGATCCTACAAATAAAAGACTGACTATAAGCGGGAATACCAACAGAGTGCCAGTCGAAAGTGGTAACGGAGATGGTACAAAAGGCGGAGGTATAGGATATATAGTGATAGGAGATACAACATTTATAATGCCTGTAGAAGACTTTTATCTCGGTGATGACATAGAGGGGGAGGCTGTTGGAACCGGTGATGGCTCGACAACAAGATTCTATACCAAAATTGACATGCCGGAAAACGCTAAAGTCTATGTAGATGGAGTCTTACAGTCATCCGGAGTAATAGTTAGAAAATGTGGTGGATATAGTGATTATCCCGGACGGTATATATCATGTTTATATCACAAAAGTACAAGCAACAAGCAGGAATATTATGCTAATTCTTTTTCTGAGGTTGTAAGAAGCGGTTATACCGGTGGTATGACAATATATTATGAAAGAGTTGATTTAGATTTTGTTGGACTAGTATTTAAAAATGATAATTATATATCTGGCTTTGATCTAATAACCCGTGTTTGGACCGTGTATTATAATGATTCTTTCTACCATACAAAAGTATATGGGTCGAATGATCTTAACACATGGAATTTAATTCATGAAACATCCGATTTTACACCGGGTGGCTCAACAAGAGAGTTCCATGAAGAAGAAATAACATTGGATTCGACAACAGGACATTATAAGTATTATAGAATGGTATGTGACGGTACATGGGAGGTATGGAAAGATAGCCTGGGATCGTGGACTCGAGGTTCATCATGGTTTACTGCCGATGATGGTAAGCAGATCATCTTTGATAATCCACCTGCAAACGGAGCAGTCATCACTGTTGACTATCATACTCCTTGGATTGCAAAAGACTCCGATCATGTACTTGACTTCGGCAGTTACACATTAAGCTACGGACCATATTCAGAATAAGAGGTGATATAGATGGCAACAACACCTATGCCGTATAGATGGAAATTCAGTACGCTCCGTGCAAGCGGGGTGGATGGTGTGGGCGGTCTGGCTCACTATTTCACCGAAGAAGCACAGAGCTTGTATTTAAAAGACGGAATAGCCAGCAAGGAACTGTTTGTTACCGATGGGCGCTGGGAAGATGCTACAGCAGGATCAGAAGTGGATTTTGATACTGAAGAGTACACCCAGATGTCATGGACGCATCCGGCAACAGGTTCCTTGTACGGAACCGCTATAATCCCGGATGATGACTCAATCATCCTGTATTTGCTGAAATATAATTATTGCAAAGATATAGGAGAAATGATACAAACCGGTAATTACCAAGCCCAGACTGATAATCCGATAACTCAGATCAATGCTGAAGTGAAGAATTGGAACACGGATGTATTTGTAAAGAATGAGACTTTATTCATGCCAGGATCTAAAATATCTCTTGGTATAGCTATGGGAGATTCTAATATCTATGCTATAGCCCAGAACTATCTTGATCAGATAGACTTTGGTTATAATAAACCCACAGTATCTATATCCGGAAGAAATAGAGTAGGCGTAATGATATCGGTTCCCACTATTAATCTCAAAGGAAGTATGACTGATACAGTCACTAATTTATGTGCTTGGGTATTAGATACTCTCGGAGTTGATAATTATATCATAGAAGAGAATGATATGGAGTTTACATTAGAATACAGTCCATCTGATACCGGAATGAAAATCCTAGATACAATATCCGATTTAGCTTCTGGTTTCGATCCCGGAACAGACTGGGGTATAGAAGAGATGCCGGATGGAACTATAATAATAGGTTACAATGCTTTTAGAGCTTCATATCTGCCCAAATCAGTGTTCAAATTCACTAACGATGAATTATTTAAGAGAAGTAGTGTAAAGAGCGTAGATGGAGCATATACAAAGGTATATGTGACCGGTAAAACATCTAATGGAGTAGAACTTGAACCGGTAGTAAGAGAGATAACCCAGTGGAAGCATTGGAGATTACCTGGTAATAAAACTTACTTCGCTCCTATGTTAGAAAACACCACTACAGAAGAGATGGTGAGATATGCTAAGACTCTTGCTAAGCAGCTAAAGCGTACCGGAGTTACAGAAAGCTATAGATCTAATATGAAACCACAGCTTTTAGTTGGTGATTATGCTACTGCTGAAGAAAAAGACATCGGAGTTATAAACCAGATTACTCATACATTCGGAGAGAGAGGTTTCTTCACTGATTTCACAGCTGATTCTGGTGGAGATAAACAGTCTATTTTAACTCGAAGCGCTAATGATGATAAAGTATATACCTCTAGCCGTAGAAATGGGGGTATGAACAGAAATAGAAGACTCATAGACTTTATCCGGAATACTACTAATGATATGATCAGAGCTTCAGGGGCAGGATCAGGAGGATCATCGGCATCTGGGGTACAGGATGTATTAGTAGATGGAGAATCTGTAGTAGAAGAAAACGTAGCAAACATAGATCTCACCGGAAAACAAGACCTCTTAACTCCTGATGATAGAATATCCATCAATAATAATACTATATCTGCTAGCATAGCACCATTCAGTATAGTAGATGGTAAAATATGTATAACTTATAAGGAGGAGATATAAATGGCAATTCAAGACGTTACAAAACCTATGGCATTGGATGAGACCTTGCAGGGGACTAATGGCAAACTTGACACCCATAATGGAAAGATGGACACTCTTGCCACAAAACTGCAAGCTATCGCTGATGCCTTGAGCATAGATGCTTCGGTCTACAAGGCCGCAGGAAATAAAGCGTGTGCGGAATTATTACCCGCGCTCCTGATCGAGGATAACCTTGGCAACGTATATAACATGACGGACGCTGGAACAACAACATCTGATTTCGTTGAGGGAGCTGGCAAGACCATTGATGAGGGCTCCAATGTAGCGGTAGTTGATATCGGCACAGGCGGAAGCCATGTGTATAAGTTCGATATATTATCGGGATTTGTTGACCTGTCTAACTACGTTCAGAAGGAAGTTGGCAAGGGACTTTCATCTAACGATTATACTACTGCTGAAAAGACGAAACTTTCGGGTATTTCTACTGGTGCTACCAAGACGGAATCATCCCAGACCAATGGCAACATCGAGATAGATGGAACCGAAACCCAAGTCTATGATGATAGTGATGTACGCAGTAAACTCCCGTGGAAGAACGATACCGTGAAAGCCACCAACAAAGCACCCTATCTCCGCAGACAGGCTTTGAGCGTATCTGGGGCAAGCGTGTATACAAGGCTTAAACTTGTCGGTGCTACGTTTGGGGTTAATCAGCTTTGCCAGAATGGCGATTTTAGTGATGGAACTACAGGATGGACAGCTTCAAACGGAAATATTAGCGTAACATCAGGCATATGCTCTTTTACGGCAAGCGCACAAAATGGTTATATTAATTCAGCTTCATTTGCAAGAAAAACCGGTCATAGATATCTGATTGGTGCAACCATTAAATTATCAACTACAACCGATAAAGTAAGATTATATTCTTGGGGAAGTGAGAATAGCAAATATTTTTCTAATACAACCGAATGGCAGACTTTATCATATATAATCACAAGCATTCGGAATATCGCAGGTTTTGCCATAGAAATTATTGATGACCGTACAAGTGATTTTGATGTTATTCAAATAAGGTCTACTTTTTGTATCGACCTCACCCAATGGTTCAACCCCGACATAGCCGATTATGCATACACCCTTGAGCAATCTTCCGCAGGATCAGGAATATCATGGCTTGCATCCTACGACTTTGACTTTAGCAAGTACATTGATTACAACACGGGTAGCTTACAGAGTGTTAAGACCTCGGCAAAGAAACTCTATGATTCCAACAACACTCTTATCGGTGAAATCTCTCTCGGCAATGACGAGTTGAGGGGCGTTCCGAAGTTGGTGGATGGTGAGATTCAGTATGATGGCGATACTAAGAGTGCGGATGGTGTGATTGATAGCCCTTGGAGTGAAGAACTTGATTTAGGTGATTTGAATTGGACAGTAGCCGGAACAAATAAATTCACTTGCGAAGTGCCGAATAAAGCTAATGGATTGTATAATATGAAGTCAAGTAAGTATATTACATCTAAAGCTATTAGTGCTAACTTTATGGGTGATTATGAAATCATTGGACACGCAACAGGAAGATATATTTATATTCTTGACCCAAATTACACAGACGCTACGGCATTTACTACGGCAGTAACAGGGCAGAAACTTATATTTGAAAAAGTCACACCTACAACCTCGCAATCCACACCATTTGATGACCCTATAAGCATGGACGGAGTGACAGTTGAGGAATTTATCGACAATCGTACAATCCCGATTCCAGTAGGACATGAAACACAGTACATGGGCGCAAGTGATGAGATTTACGAAGTACCGAGTAAGCCTACTTCGGATGGGGTATGGTTGCAGAAAATGACTATTGTAAATGGCAAGGAACAGTTTTCATGGGTTAGAATGTCGGACATTGTTGCTGACATAGTTGCACAGATTGGCAATACTGACATTTCTGCTATCGGTGACGGTACAATAACTGGTGCGATTAGTAGTCTGGCTGAATAAGGAGAAATATGGTTGAAGATATTAATAACAATATAGCGTATGAGGTTGCCGAATTAATTTGTTTGAAATGCCTTAAAAGGGCAATTCATGTTTATCCTGCCAATGTTCCATTAAAGGATTTGGAATGTGAATGTGGCGCAATCGGATATCTAATTAAAACGGGGCAGACAATAAATGATGATACAGAATCGGTTAAAGAGTGCAAATCATGTTTATTGTTTGAAAATGGCAAATGCAAATTAGGCTTACACAATTCAGATGAATTTTATTGTGGGTATTACAAAAAATAACCGTGCTTTTAGGGCATTAATACATCATTCATTCGGTGGCGGAATAGACACTTCGGTGGTTAAACCTCTGTACTTTGATATAGGTAAGGTTAGAGTAGACGCTAATGCAATAGATGGGTAGCAAGACCAGATTAAGGAAAACGTGGATTCAAGAGCTTTAATTTGGGATATTAAGGCATCATGCAAGGTGCAAATCCTTGCCCGAATGATAACCCAATAAAATAACCATTTTAGGGGGAAAGATGTTTCTTAAAAAGATATTAGAAGTATTCACAAAAGAATACAGAGAAGAAACTAAATATCAAATTTTTATGGAAAAGCATAAAGATATGTTCAGATTAAATGATAACGCAGAACCCGTAGAGGCTAAAATTGAAAGATTAAAACAACGTGGAGTAACCCCATAAAATAACCATTTCAACCTC